ACTCCAGATTTGAAAGGTACTACGTTAGAAGTCGGTGTTGATGGAACTGACGTGGTTTGTTGTGGAATAACTGCACGTTCCATGCCTCGGCGTGCCTGAGTGTCTGGAGTATCTTTTAATTTTTTTGCTAACTCGTCTATGCTCTTACGAAGTTTGGCAATGTCTTCTTTGTTGCTAGTTTTTAATTGTGCAATGGTATCTGATAATTTTTTAAAAATATCAGTCTGTTCTTTGGTGGCATCCAGCAGTAAATCCTGTTGCTGTAAGACTAGTTTAGAAAACTCATCATATATCTGTTGATTTTCTACCTGAGCAGAATCTTCGTCTTCGGCAATATCAACACCCAGAGCTTCTTTTATGCCCATGATGGCACTGGCTTTTAACTGATCCAGGATTCCAGGTTTGTCTGCTTCTTGGGGCAGATCCTGATTGGCTGGAACAAGATTTAGTAAAGGGTTTACCGGACCAGAATTAGGAAAATTCTGGCCTGATAAGTCCTGTCTGATGCCCTGTAAATCCTCGTGTATGGTGCCAAGCCCAATTTTATTGGATGGCGTACGAGTACTGGTCAGGTCCTCAAAGTTTTTTTGATTGGAATCCAGTGCCATTATTCAGCATATCTTCCATTAGGTGTTGGCTCATCTTCTTCTGGTTCTGCCTTAGGAGCCGGGGCTGATCTACGAGGTGGCACAGGCATCATGGGCTGTGCCGCTTCAGACTTTTTTGATGCTGAGTAAGCATTGGCTCCAAAGAAAGCTGCAACCAAAGCTGAAATAGCCACAAAGTATGTGGGTGCAATATTACCTATGATGGTGGCTGCGTCATCTACATCTAACCAAGATGTAAATGTAATTGTTACTGGATACAGCAGCATGCCCCAGAGAGCAAACCAGGTCATCTTACGCATAGCATCACGTTGCGCGTCTTGATCTTCAAGTTCTTTGCGTTTGAATTCCAAATACATGGCCAACTCCTGACTACTTACATAGCCGTCGCCATTGGTATCTGCTTCTTGTAAATGTTGGTAAGCGTTATCACTTACACCCCTTTTGTTATCTGCCATTTTTACATTCCTTGTTTCTGTTGTTGAAGTTTTATATTTTCTTCTTTTAAATGATTGACCAAAAGCATAACATAAATTTCTCTTTCCCACGGTAACATGTTGTCTAACTCGGTTAGACTGTACTGATGAAACTGCATGAGACTAAAATTGGTCTGATAATAGTTCATGAGTGTCTCGTGTGAAAGAATCAGACGAAAAAACTCTGCAGTCCCTCCAGGACTGCGGTATTGTTAGCCTCACATTTCGTACAAGTATATTCCAATTTATGTGTAAGGCTAGGCAATGTAGTAAAAAATTCATTTATTTTATCTAGATGTCTAGGACTTAGATTCTCTACAAATTCAACAAGCTGTTGTAGACTATAATCTCTGACATCAAATAACTCATCATCTTTCCAAATACCCGTAATACAATCTGCAATTATGGTAATGATATCATCAACACCTGTTGCCTGTTTAATGGCGGCTATTTGGTTCATATTAGGATCACGCAATGATATAGTAAAATCTGGTTCTAATTCTATGTCTCGTACATGTCCTTTGGGTGTCTGTACTTGAACTGACTGCAGGTCCAATACTGAATCCTGTTTATTACCACATTCTGCACAGGTTAGTACTAGATCCACTGTTTCACCTACACTGCGAATTCTAAGCTGTAAAAACAAGTACTCTAGATCAGCAGCACCTAGATTGTCCACAACTAAATCGTTGTTTTCAAAACAGGTAGCAACAACATGTTTAACTGTCTGTATGCGCTGCTGTTCATCGCCACCCAGTGCAATAAGCAATTGTTTTTGTTCTTTTACTAAAAAAGGTCTAAACTGTAATTGCTGACCCGTGCTGGGTAGATTACAGTTATACGACGGCACATCAATGCGAGGCAAAGACATAATTCACTCCTACTATTATTTAATTAAAAAGTACTCACCACCAGGTCTATTAAAACCAGGCTGTAATATATTCTGAGCCTGTTGTTGCGGTGTTAAAGCAAACTGGCTTTGATTGGTATTGGTGTCACGTACTGGTAATGTTGGTTGAGCTGGATTAGATGATGATCTTCCAAATATACCAAATATATCATCCCAGATAGAACTATTGGCCTTGGTGTTTGGCGCTATGGTGTTTAAATCCCAGTATCTGTAGTTAAAAGTTACATTTAATTTATGCACGGTATTGGTTAAATTATTATCTACCTGCATGGGGTTGATTGCTATGGGAAATGCATCATAGACCGTAACACTATACACAACTGTATCGCTTTCATCCAGCTGATTAATAATCACGCTGCCTATGTAGTCTGATCTATAACGGGTAGTATACCAGGCCGGATTTTGACTTTGTGTCGCAGTAAAAATTTGATCCAACCAGGCATCAAAAAATAATTTGGTATTCATTTCTCTGTCTACGAGAAATGTTATGCTTAAATTATCGCCACCGTAGTCTATGCCTACGGGGAAATATTCAGGCGGGCCAAACAATTGTTGACGTCCAGCTATGACTCTGCGACCAGGTAGGAATGTTGCATCAGCCATGAGACTTACTAGTTTACTATCAGTACTGTTTATTCCAGCTGGTGGTTGTAAGAGAATTTCAAATCGAGTAGGTCTGGCCAGTCCAGATTGTCTAACTTCAGCCAGGAAGTTATTTAGATTAAAACTAGCTGCACCACTTACTCGTTTAGTCTTGGTGGTTACGTTTATGTCGTCAGCCATTAGGCCATGCTCCTACTTTGTGTAAACACTTGTTCTTTGCTGGCACCCTTGAATTGTTCCAGTGGCATCATGCTTGCAGCCACCCATTGATCATTGGGTATGTTTAAAAATTTACTGCGAATCTGTGTTCCTAGATAGTGCTTGACACAGGCTGCAACACCAGGATATCTGCTGGCATTGTTTAAAATTTGCCAGCTTACCCGAGCTCGGCTTTTAGGGTCAGTGACATCAGTAACCAGTTCTAATAACGCACCCATGAGCTTAAATCTCATGCCATAGGGTAAATAATGTAGATTGATACCTAAAAACCCACCTGCCGCCCAGGCAAAGGGCAACACCAAGGGCATGGTATCATAATAGGGCAATGTGTCCTTGTGCTTGGGATCATATCTAAACAGATACAATCCACCTGGCTCTATGTTAGCATCACCCTGACGCATGGCCCGGGCCGTTTTATTTTGTAGATCCTGCAGATTTTTAATCTGTTGCTGATACCATTGCATGCTCTTGCGCTTGCTGGCGTCATCTACCCTGAGTGCTTGGAATGGTGTAGCCATTGTTTATTTATCTAATCCTAGTTCTTTTTCGGTAAGTATTTCAAATTTCCAGCCCCGATTTTCACAAAAATCTCGGGCACTTTTCCATTTGGCCTGGTTGACACCATAGGCAAATACTTCCTGGACAAATTGTCGGGTTCGTCGTTTTGGTGTTTCTGGTGGTCGAGTAAATTTTGCCGGTTTAATTTCTATGAGATACCGGGTAATTTTACCAGCACTGTCCCGAACCTTCATGTAAAAATCCACAAAGTATCTGTGTACTTTTCCATCAACCGGTGATAAATAAGGTATAACGATTTCTTCACTGCCCCATTCTAACACATTGGGATTGTTATCACAGTATTTCATGAATTTAAACTCCCAGAAACTGCGATAGATTACATTGTTGGGATTACCGGTATATTTGGTATAATTGATAACTCGGTAACGACCTTTATAAACATTGTTACTATACATGATAAATAACTTATTAACATTAATTACATATTTATAGGACCAGCACATGGCTGATAATATTTTTAGACCAACGGATCCAATTCCATCGATCCTACAGAGTGCTAATACCAAAAAGGCTACTAGCCCAGGCAGTGTTACTCAGAAAACCTCGCGCCAGCTTCAGCCCGAATATTTTGGCCCAGACACAGGTAAAGCGGGAGGATTGACCTATTCGGTCAGCATGCATCGTTATCCAGAAAAAACCGGAGCCGAACCAGATCTTCCACACTACATGGTATTTTTTATTAATGTACGAGAAAAAAGTCAGTACAAGGGCGATGCCAGTAAACGAGTAGCTGTTAAACCAGTTGGAACATCATTGTCAGGCAGAGATGTAGCTGGTACTGCAGTAACCCTGGCATCTGGTGGTGCAGGTGCAGTTGGCGCAGCAAGTCTGGCAAATTTATTACTAAGAAACTTTGGCAGAACCAGTGTAGCTGGCAAAGCCATACAGCTAGGGGGTGTTGGTGTTGCCCTAGGCCTTGGAGGCTGGGGTGGTGCTGAACTAGGTCAGTTGGTCAACGAAAGTCTGGGTTTGTTTACTCCTGATAGATCATTTCGCATCAGTGATGCCATAATGCTGGCAGTCAACGAAAAACCCAGCGTCAAGTACGGTGTGGACTATGATGGCAAAGATCTAGGCACACTCATAGGTGCACTGAGTCAGGGTAGTTTTTCAGATCAGCTACAGGGTGAACGCCGCAATGACCTAACCAGAATTTTAGCTCTGCAGGCCGCAAAACTTCCACAGGGCATAGCCAGCATACTGGGAGCGGATTTTGCACTCAGCGATGCACTGCAGTTTGGGTCTGGGCTGGCACCTAATCCTTTCAGAGAACAGGTTTTCCGCAATGTAGAAAATCGTACATTCCGTTTTGATTATAAATTTTATCCCCGCAGTCCTAGCGAAGCTCAGGCTGTTAGAAACATCATTACGAAATTTAAATTCCACATGCACCCTGAAGTAAGTTCAGGCAAACTGTTCTATGTTTATCCCAGCACCTTTGACATTGCCTATTATTATCAGGGCTATGAAAACACCAATCTACACAGAATCAGTACCTGTGTGCTGGAACGCATGAGTGTAGACTATGGTGGTCAGGCCTGGAACACCTTTGGCGATGGTATGCCAACAGAAATCAATCTAAGTCTTGAGTTTAGAGAACTAGAACGTCTGACCAAAGAACGTATAGACAAGGAAGGATTCTAACATGAGCAAGTATTTTGAAAATTTTCCTTTGATTAGCTATAGTCTGGACAACGGTGCAACTAGTTTTGTCATGACCGACTTTTTTCGCAGAGTCAAGGCCGATGCCAACAGCATACTGGGCAGCAGTGCCTACTATGAATATCAGCTAGCCGATGGTGATACACCAGAAATCCTGGCTCATAAACTCTATGGTGATCCTAATCTGCACTGGGTCATATTGATTACCAACGAAACCATAGATCCTCGTTTTGAATGGGCTCAGACTCAGAATTCATTGACTAATTATATCAGAGACAAATACGGCGCAGCCAATGTCAATGCTACACATCATTATGAAAATAGTTCTGGTGATACTGTATATTATAAAATTTTCACGGGTACAGTAAACATTGGCATAACTAGTAGTTCTTTCAGTGGCATAGGTGTTAGTGGTATTGCTGTTGTTGGAACAAATACTAAATTTATGACAGAAGTACTGTCTACGGGATTTGCAGTTCGTTTTGGTACTACCACAACTGCCTATACAGTTACTGCAGTAAATAGCAATACCAGCCTAACAGTTTCAGGTCTGGTTTTAACAACTCCAGTAGTTAATGCCAGCATGATAGATAACTTTAGTTATAGCTCAGGTGTAATTCGGGTAACCAATACCGAGTATGAAGAAAACATCAACGAAACCCGCAGAACCATCAGAGTAATTAAACCACAGTATGTTCCACGTTTTATTGAAAGTTTTATAGGAATATTAAATAATGTCTCAGACTGATTTAAGCATCGGCGTTAGTGCAGCCGGCGATGTAGACCTACATGAAGTTACCCTGATTACAGCAACTGGTGCTGAAATTGATATCAGACTCTATGTTAGCGAATTAAACCTCTACGAGGACATGTTTCGTACTGGACTAGCCGGTAACCTATTAATCATTGACAACGCCAACCTTACCCAACGACATGGCATCATAGGTGATGAATACTTACGCATTAAATTCTATACACCTAGCATGGAAGGCTCTGCCATCTATAAAACCTTTAAGGTTTATAGCATCACAGATAAAATCTTTACCAATGATACAGCCAAACAAAGCTATATCATGCATTTTTGCAGCCCAGAAATCATAGTAGATGCTCTTAGTCCTATTTACAGAACCTTCGAAGGTAAAGTTGATGCAGTGGTTAAAAAAATATTCGAAGACTATGTAGCTGTTAGCCGTACTGGCGAAGGTAAATTTAGTACACTGGTCATATTAGGTGAAACTCAGAACCAGGTAAAATTTACCAGTCCGGGTTGGCGACCCCTCAAGTGTTTAAACTGGTTGGCCAGCAAGGCCATAGGAGCTGGTTACAACAATCCAGGTTACATGTTTTTTGAAAGCAATAAAAATTTTTATTTTACCAATGTTGAACAGATTTACAAAAGCTATAACGATGCCAAGACTGTTGCACAGACCTATGTTTATGCTCCTCTGGGTCATGCTAATACCGAGGATTCACTTTATGTGAGCAACATAGATCGCCAGTACAAGACTGTAAGTGATTTTAAAATCATAGAAAACATCAACATACTAAAGAACAGCATGAATGGATACTTGGCCAACAGATTGTTTACTCTGGACGTGGTTACTAAAAAATATGAAATCTATGACTATGACCATGTAAACAACTGGGGTGGGTATCATCACATGGAACCAACACCAGTACCACCATTTAGCACCGGAGGCATAGGTACATTGAGAACAGCTGCTGGGCATCAAAAAATTGCCATGCAGCATTTTGGTCTATATACCGGATACAGAAACAACGTAGCAGATCGAGCAGCTGACATAGTTCCTCGCAGAACCAGCACCCTGAATGAATTAAACAACTTTAAAATTGAAATTACGGTTCCGGGTCGAACCGACATGGAGGTAGGCAGTGTGGTTAAATTTATCTATCCCATAGCCACGCCGCTGGATGCTACCGATAAAAATAAACTTAATTATGATAGAATATTAACAGGTAATTATTTGGTCACAGCCATCAGACACAAGGTAGATTTGCAAAGACACAGCATGGTTTTAGAATTAGTTAAAGACAGTTTTAATGGGAATACATCGACATGACAACTAGCATAGACAATTTATTTGCACGCGACGGTTTTTGGTGGTGGGTAGGTGTGGTTGAAGATCGCATGGATCCGCTTAAACTGGGTCGTGTACGAGTGCGCATAACAGGATATCATACCGACAATAAAAACGAATTGCCCACCAATGCTTTGCCCTGGAGCATGCCCATGCAGCCCATACTTAGTGCTGCCATCAGTGGTAAAGGCAATACTCCGCTGGGTCCGCTCGAAGGCACCTGGGTGGTGGGATTCTTTGCAGATGGAGCAGAATGTCAGCAGCCCATAATCATGGGCACCATTGGCGGTATTCCCAACACCAGCAATGCCTGTGTGGCTCAGGCCAGAGCCGAATCAAATGCTATAAATTCGCAACGTGATGTCAGCAACAGAATAGTACTAAATCCCAATGGTGTTGCCCTACCTGAAAATCCACAACCCGTTGACAGCACAGCCACCAGTTCCAACAGCATATCTTCAACGCTGCCTTCGTTGAATCAGCAAGAGATTCAGGCCTACATGGATGCCATAGCCTTTAGAGAAAGTTCTAGTACGGGCACCACACAAAATTATGCCACTCAGACAACAGGATCTGGATTTGTTGGTAAGTATCAGCTAGGAGCCGAGGCTCTGCAGACCACGGGATATTTAAAAAATCCCGTGCCGGTTCGCAGACTAACCAATGAGGAACTAGCAGATAGTCGTAACTGGACTGGCAAAAATGGCGTATTCAGTCTGGAAGAATTCAAACAGAATAAAAACAACGTACAAGAAAAGGCCATGTATGATGTCACGGCCAGCAACTATAGCATATTAAGAAGCAAAGGCATCATAGATACTCAGATGTCTGCAGATCAGGTTGCTGGTTATCTGGGCTCGGCTCATCTGCTGGGCTGGACAGGTGCTCGTGATTTAAAAAATGGCGTCAATGGTCATGACGGCAACGGAACCAAGGCTTCGACCTGGTGGGAAGTGGGAGCCAGAGCCATAAATGCCAGCGCAGCGTTGCCTGCTGGAACTAATACAGCCAGTGGCGGCATTAAAAGTAATAAAAACATCTTTGACAACATAACAGACTGGGCTGGCGCTTTAAACAATCCTAAGCTAGGTCAACCCGATGCTTTTAATGATCCTAACAGTGTTTATCCCAAGTGTGATTATACAGCTCGAGCCGATACCAACAAGTTGGCCACCAATAATGACAGTTTACAAACCACTCTGTTAAAAGAAAAAGATAGCAATCGCAGCAAGGGCATACCCACGGCCAATGGCGCCAGCTCAGGTACTTGGGACGAACCCGCAAGCGCATTCAATGCCAAGTATCCATATAATCATGTAAAAGAAACCGAAAGTGGTCATGTCATTGAGCTAGATGATACACCCAATGCTGAACGTATTCATATTTACCATAGAACTGGAACCTATGTAGAGATTGATCGTGAAGGCAGTGTCAGCTACAAGGTCAAGGGTGAAAACTATGAGATATACAATCGCAACAACAGAATGTATGTCATGGGCAATCACGACATAACCGTAGATGGTGCTAAAACTTTATTGGTTAAAAATGCTCTGGATGTAGAGGTGCTGGGTAAGACTACCATAAACATTAAAAATGATGCTGATCTGAATGTTTCCGGAACCTTTAACATCAAGGCTCAGAACATCAACATAGAAGCTCAGCAGGATCTGAACATTAAAACTGGCAATTATTTTAACAACAGCGTAGGTGGAGATTTAAATTATACAGTTACCGGAGACGAACAACACAGAGTTTTTGGTGATCTGGACATGGATGCCAGCGACATTAATTTAAATTCTGGCACAGCCAATCCATTTGCGGCTACTGCAACCCTACTAGATGATGGCGTATTAAGTGATATCTATGGATCAACAACCAGCGCCTTTGAAGAAACTGGATTGAATCCGTTGCCTGACGAAATAGCCAGCCCACAAAATGCCATAGGCAAGGGACTGTCCAGTATCTTTGGTAATTCCGGTGGCAGTGGTGGCGGTGGTAGTGGAATTCTGGGATTCCTGGGCAAGTTGCCTAGTGCAGCTGGTGAAAATAGTCTGGGTGGTGGTGCAGCACTACTGGGTGGAGCTGGTTTTGTTGCATCAGGTACTGGATCGGGATTTGGTAATATATTTGGATCTGGTGGTAGCCTGGGAGATCTGTTACCTGGCAATCTCATTGATCAGGGCCGTAGTCTAATACAATCCTTTACCAATGGCAACATCACCAACATAGATAAAAGCATACCTAACCAAATTCTGGGCAGCAGATCAGTGTTTAATGAATTTACCAGCTGGACTGACATACCAGCAGTTACACAACTAAGCAAGCATTTTAATGTGGGTGATTTGTCCAGCCGAGTCAAAGAAGTTGGACTGCAGTCTTTCCTTAGCCCTCAGGGCAATCTGGGCATGGATGAAATTGCTACTAATTTAAAATCACTGGCAGTAAATACCCTGGATCCGCTCAGGGATAGATACCCCAACATGGAAATCAGTGATGCATTCAGACCTGTAGCGTCTCAATTATTAGATTCTGATCCAGACAGTCCGCTTAGTAAAATGTTCTCGGGCATTTCAAACCAATTAGGCAGTACAGCACTGGATGCAGTACAACAACAACTTAATACCGCAACACCATTTAATCTAGGACAGGCAGCTAATGTTCAGTTTAAAGGAGCTCAAGCATCCGAATATTTTGGCATAGCACAATGGGCCAAGGACAATGTTCCCTATGATCAGATGCGGTTAGAATACAGCACCATAGGTTCAGGTCAGCCCTGGATTACTTTAATACATAAACAAGAAGGCAATCGCGATGTTGCAGCCGAAGACAAAATTGTTACCACGGTAAACGGTGAGGTTGTAGCCAACTATCTAGTAGACATGACTCAGGCATAACATGGCAGTATTATTACCAACCACGTTGCCATCGACCTATGAATATGTGCCCTTTAGCAGTATTCATACGTTTTATTCAAGTGCAATATTTTTAACGGCCATTACAGTAACTGTTAGCTCAGTAACCGTGTATGTAGCCGACACCAGTAAATTATTAATAGTTGTTGGCAATAATAATCCAACCAATCAGACTACTGGCACATTTTTAGGTCAGGGTGCAACTATTAGAATTAGTGGTTGGCACAGAGGCATCTTTGATGATGATGAATGGAAGTATAGAATATCCACGGAAGATGCCACTGAATATTCGGTTAAAAGTCATACCAGACTGCCCGACTCGTATTACAAACTATTTAGCTACGAGGCTGATAGACGTACTACCACAACCATAGTAGTAACAGTACAAAGCAGTGTAGGTACTTTT